ATGGCAGAAAATAAGAAAACATTAACCGTGACACAACAGGTCAAAGAACTTGTCTATGATATTCAGAACAAAGCGTATTTGACGGGACAGGCACGAGAAGCGGCCGGCAAGAGCTATCAAGTCGCATCCAATATGCAAGCAAGTGATGACGATGAAAACAGCTATCAGATACGTCGTTCGTTGGCCAATGCCTTTTCCTCTTTAAAAAGTCTGCTTGGAGAGTATCTCAATGAGGATAATACAACAAGCGATAACCTGATGGATGAAGAGATAGATAATAACGGTAAACTTTCATTGGAGTTTTTGCTTCCGTCTAACTATAACAACGCTTCGGCGGACGCACTGGGAAATGGCATACATTCATATCTTGTAGATATGGCACTTGGAGAGTGGTTTGCCATAACCAGTCCGGAAGATGCCAATGCGTATATACAACACTCCGGGGTGAGTCTTGAAAACGTGAAGCGTGCACTCTACAAACGCAGCCGTCCGGAAAGACCGACTTATGATTAATTGATGTTCAAGCCTATGGTATATTGTCAAAACAGCCAGTCTAAAACAAAAGCGGTAACACTTGTGTTTAAAAGGGAAGAACTGCTTTACGATGCGGAGAATTATTCTTTTGTAGAGGGCGACATTATGCAAGCGGAAGATGAACACGCCAGACATCAAGTATTCGACATCGGTCAGGACGGTAATGTGGACAGAGTTACGAGAATACTTAACCTCGTACATTCTGAATGCGTGGAAATGTTGTTTCCTTATACGAAAGAAGAAATTTCCGATAAGCAGGAACCCCTTGATAATGTTATGACCGTGCCGGAAGAATACCTCATAACCCTTGTTTTGCCTGTGGAATTTTCATTGTCTACCGTGAAGTTGCTGAAACATCTGATACACGAATATATGGTCTGCAAGGTCCTTGCCGACTGGATGAGCATAACAAATCCAGGCAGCCAAGCCAACTGGGAAGATAAAGCCCGAAATATCCGAATCAAGATACAGACTTCCCTTGTTTCACGAAAAGGCAAGATAAGACGAAAACTAAAACCGTTTTAAGAATAGACAAGAGCCGGGGTGCATCACGCATACCGGCTCTTTCTCCTTATAAACAATCTGATAACCTTAAAAATAACTGACCTATATGTTTCATTTATCGTAGTCTGTTGAGCATACGGGGATTGAACTGGACACTAAATCCTAACAGGCTTTCGGATTTGTCAAGTGTACAAATGAGTGCAATTCTAAATGCTTTGTACGGTGTTCCTCTGAAACCACGCATATATTTGTCTGTACTGCTCCATACAGTATGCCAATTAAACAAATCATTCGAACCGTACAGTACTTGTACTACATGTCCCGACTTAAAATATCCACGTTGAATGATGGTATCTATCGTCTTGAACACATCTGGCTCATCCATTTTGAAAGGGCGGGTAACCACTAATGCCGTTATGTTTTCAGCAGATGATGTAGAAAAATCCACAAGTCTGTTTCCGTCAGCCATTGCTAATGCTTCCGGATACGAATTGACATTGTTCACTATGTCTGACAGCATCATTCCCCAAAGCTTTGACTTCAACGAAAACACATAAGCATAGCGTACAGCCGGGTTATACACAATGATATGCTGATTGGTATAATCATATATCATCCGGCAAGCGGCAAGAAAATCAAAAAACGGAATCATAGCAATATCGTCAAGAGCCGTTCGTTCATTTTCGCTTGCTTTTCCATTATAAACTGATAGAAGTTTATCCGATCTTGGCAAATCAGAAATAGAAAACAAATCTTCCGCATTTAAACTTTCTGATATGCACTGCACAGTAGAACCACTTATCAGCATAATACCTCTATTGGTGGCAAACAGCACTGCATTATCAATTTGTGTGATACTGTTCGTATTTATACAAACCTCCCGTGTTACAGGTTGCCGTGCTGAGTATGATCCCGTATTTGATACTTCTAAGGCCCATACACCTTCTGATGTAAAAGCATAAAGTGGAAACTGACCGAACTGTCCCTCTGATAAAGCTTTTACAGCTGAAGATATACCAAGAATAGTGCCAGTACCTATTGTATTGATACCGAGAACCGGAAAGTGAAATGGATTATTGATTTCCGATGTGTATATTTTGTTCGGTAAATCAATTATTCGCTGTTCACGGGGACTTGCTGTAGGATAATCACTAAGTCCTGTCGGAGGATTTTCCCAACCGGCAAAATAAAAAGCTCCGTTAAGGAATTTGTGCTGTTCAAGTGGCACTTCATAATATTGTGGTAATCCATAATGCGTCACAATAACTGCTTTGTATGCGTTTATATTAGGGTAGAACAAAAACAGCAATGGCGGATCCAATATTGACGCTTGATAAGATTCTCCATTGACCACTATGTCCCGACCATCCTGCTTGATATAGAAGTATACAGAAACAGGCATTGTTCCATCAAAATAAGTAGGGGACATTCCATCAAAATTAGCAACATATCCGTTGGTATATGTAATCATCGCTCCTGTGTTATACAAGTTATATAATTCTTTTTGAATGTTTGCGATGTTAAGTCTTGAATTATAAACAAACGAATAATGTGGAAGCAATTTATCATGACTGTCATAATCATCTGTCATAACTTCTCGTGTTACCAATGACTGTAGATAATCTTCTTCGATTACCAGTTTTGTACGTGTAGTGGAAAGTTGTTCAATACGGAGACTTTCAAGCAGGTAGAATTGCGATGTTGAACGAATATCCTCTTTTACATCATCAATACTTCTACGAGGAATCATCAAACGTCCACTTGGATAAGTCAGTCCGTTGGGGTCAAATGTAAAGGCATATAGTTTATTGAATGTATGATGTTGATAACGAATTGGAAATTTGGAGGTAGAAGCTGCTTGATTTATATGTTTGCATACACAATAAGAATTATAGTTTTCCGATTGTGCAAATCTTGTACATTTTCCGTTTTGGTCATAAGTATAAATAGGTTTTGAAACAAACACATCAACAGATCGAACTATATCTTTCCAATTTTTAAGCATATCAAGGCGAGACTGAAGAACAACGGCACAATCAAGGTCGTGTATCATTCCACATATTCGAAGTTGCGCATCTGTATACTTTCCCTTTCCCGTCAGGTGTGTCCAAAAAACTTGCGGTGCAAGGTCTGATGAAGCAATCATCAGAATCGGAGCCGAGTGCATTGTCAATGTTCCATCGTATAGCCGATAGGCGTATCTTACAAAGAAAGGAAAAATGAATTTGCCCTTATTTGTAGACCTTTCAGCAATAAATTTATTGATATGGGCAAGTACTTGGTCTGTAATTCGCGTTTTATTGTTATCAGAGAATTCATTCCAAATGCTGCCTTCACTAATAGCATCAAATGATATTGAAAATTCATCTGTCCGAACCATTTCACCCTGCAACCCAAATGAAAGTGGGCATTCAGGTATTTTTGTACCAAGATATAAATATCCGTCATTATTTCCTTTCCATAGAAAATAATGCATACCGTCAGTTGACAAGATGAGAAGCGTATTGCCAATAGCTGTTACCTGATATACCTCGTTAAATGAACGAAGAAAAACAGGCTGATGTGCGTCAGAACCATTCCACCAACTGATAGAATTGTTGTTAAAGATGATATAGTGCTTGAAGTTAGCCGATTTATGAATATACATAACCGAATCACCACCTTTGAATTGTAATACTTCGGATGGCGGCAATATGGGTTTAAGTGCACCGTTTTCGGGAATAACACCTATCGATGTTGCCAAGTCCCCATCGGCGCACTCATAGTCCGATGGGTTGGCAGAATACCCGTTGTATTTTATTTCTTTAATCATATCTTTCTTACAAAAGGAGTTTGGTAATGATTGGTAGCAATGTGCCATGATATTGGCTTTCCTTAGGCTCTCCAACGCATAATCTCGCCTTGTCTGTTACACCCGACACATCAAGTATGGCGGAGCACAGCCTTTTAGATGAGGCTCTGAAATGTTTCCCTTGCCTATTGGATGGAAACACACATGCTTCATGCCGACCGCCGGTTGGTGAGCGGTATCTGACATAAAGATATAATTCTCCGTTCTCACTCATAATATCCAGGACATCACCTCGCGAGAGATGAAGTTGCTTGGCTATATGAGATGTAATGTCTATTCTTCCCGAAGAATAGAATACTATATCAGCCTTTCTTGTATTTCCTAATATACTTTCCATTGGGCTTTTCAATTTGATAATAGATGAGACCTTTGCTTGTATGATGTATAGACACAGACAGTTTGACTATACTATCACCGGGTAACCCATGCTCATAAAGCATAAGACCGACCGACGGGCACAGACTTTCAAAGCCTATGCACTTATACTTGTCATTATATTGAATATCGCATAGTTGAGTCGGTTGTCCGATATTTGGATTGACGGTGAAGCCGAAAGAATCTTGTCCGGCAATTCTGAAAACAAACACTTGGGCTGCATCGCCCTTTTTCGCCTTACCTTTGATATGGAGAAACAAGCGTTTGGATAGCGTGATTGAATTGTCGTTACCATCGGCAATCACATAGTAGTTACGTGACTGCCACCATGTTTTTAGTTTTTTGATAATCATAATACGAAAATAGAATGATTCACAGATTATTATGGTTTAACTTTTTACAGACGAATCGAAATATATCCGGCGTGAACGGAAAGAAACTGTTTCGACAAACCGGAATGACAGAGTTGTTTCGATTTCCAGTCGATGCCGGTTGGCGGCTTCTTTTGTTGCAAAAATGTAAGAACAGATTTCTTGCTTTGTTGTTCCTTTTGTTGCTACAATGTTGGCATAATATTTGCGCCCGAAAAGGAATGCCATGATTTCTTTTAATACAGTTGAGTTCATATTGTATGATTTAATCAGTGAATAAATTTGTCTGTCGGGGTTCTTTGGAAACGGAAGAAACTCCGGTAATACTATTTACACGTTCAATTTCTCCGTCAATTTCCGTTTCAAGTGCCTTGCATTTCCGCAAGTTTTGTTGGGTGCGACACTTGAAATAGTCTTTCTGTGCTTTGCGCATCAGAACTACCTTGGTAAAGAATGTTTTTGCATCCATATGATAAATACATTAAAATTCTTTATGGGTTGCTAATTGATAATCTTTCTTTTCTTCTTCTGATAGTTCGTTGTAGCAGCTTTCGCAAACAACAGGGTAACCGTGTCCTTCTTCAAAGTACACACCACAAAGTTGGCAACACCAACCGTCTATAATATCTTCTGCAATGCTCATGATTATTTCATTAATTCAAATTCATACGCCCAAACATAGGGATTGCTTTCCCAAGTGCCTTTTCCGGAGACTTTATCTATGAGGGCGGCAAAGGCTTCACGTGGAGTATCAAATCCATTGTCTTTGTTTCCCTCAAATTCATAAAATATAGATGGCGGAAACTCATCATCACCCGAATCTTCATATATCCCTTCTTTCAAGCAATCTTCATCGCTAATGTCCTGTAAGCGTTCAACCTTACGATCTGTAAATTCAATATGGCGGGGCATTAGGTCGGCTTTCACAAACATTTTATTAGTCCAACCGGGATGTAATTTCAGTTCAGGCAATATAGAATCCAAGTATTCTAAGTAAGCTGCATTTTTCCCTTTTCTATGAAATCGGTCAACATCCATATAACTTTGCGCAATGGCAACAACTTCTCCAAGTTCATATTTCGGCAATATCTCGCCCATATCAAACTCTCTTTCATCAGCATCGTACATACAAGGCCAATCAACAATCTTTTTGTCAGAATGGCGTCTGTGTATATTGAATCCTGCGACCCATTCTCCCCTAAAAGTTCTTGGACATTTGATTATTCTTCTCGTCATAGTCTTCCGCCCTTCCAATACAGCTTGAGTTAAGCCAAATTTATCATTGAACATTATTTTCTTCATTGTAGTATTCTTTATTAAAGTGTCCGTTGGCAATCAGCCAATCAATAGCCAATACACAAGATTCGACAGGTGATGCGGTTTCAAAGGATTTCACATAGGGATAAGAGAGTAACCAAGCATCGCTTGTTTCGTGATGCAAGCCAAAAACATTCTCACTGGTTCCTATTCTGATTTCGGTCGGAAGTAACTCCAACAGCCTACACAAACTCCATGCAGGGACATCCTCACCCCACAATCTATCAAATACTTCTTCTCCGGCCATTGGCGATCCGTCAGGATGCTTGTGAAAAGGAAATGCAAGTTTGGCTATTCTTTGAGGAGTCCAAAACTTACCTCTCAATGTAGGCGGCTTGGTTTGTAACTCCCACTCTAAAGCTGGTACCTTACTCTTTGTATGATGATATACCATATCAGCCGTTTCCGGCTTTAGTCCCAAAGCGAGCAATCTTTTTGACTGCTCATGGGTAGTACATATTTGCGATTTAAATTCCATTGCTCTTATTTTTGTTATTAGTTAAAACTGATTGCCACATACCTATAGAACCGTATGTATCCGAAACAATAAGAGGGATTCTCTGTATTATCACCTATCTCAATTCGCACGTTATAGCCTTTCATCCGTAAAAAGCGTGCAGCTATTTCATAGGCGGTGTATCTTTTTCCATGAATATCCCAATAGCTGGATTTCCATACTGTTTGAGGAATACCTTTTTTCAGAATCTTCTTAAAGGCTTTGGCGGTTCGTATAACTTCTTTTTTATTCATATTTGTTCCGATTTTAATTTCTTGTTTATTTCTTTTTCAGCAGCTCTGGCCCCTTTCTTGAAACCCTCTACAAAGCTGTCAAAACAAGCTCTCTGGATTTCTAAAGTGCATCTTTTCATAAGTGGGCAAATCGAACATTTTTGGCTAAGCCCTGCGGACTTTTTAGCGAGTTTCGTTACATTTTTCATTGGTTTATCCTTTCATTCTGCCTAAAAAAGCAAGTTTAATCACATCATATTGAGTTCCTATCCATGCAAATTCCAACATGGCATTATCGTCTGCAATGTCATTAATTTGCATGATTGGGTAGTTACCTTGATTTGTGCTATAACAAACACACGAACTGTAAATAAAATCCTCAACCTCTTCTTGACTTCTTGGAACATTGAAATAACTGTCAAGGCTTCCGATTATATGCTCTTTCAAGTATTCGGAGCTATATGCAGCAGCAATCTTATCTTGATTTCTAAGTGTATATCTCATAACTCATCTTTATCTCCTAATTCAGACAACGCTTGTTCAAACTCTTTGAGTTTCTTAATGGCGTAATCTCTACGATAAGTGATTATATCACGACTTGTATAATTTGTATAGAACCGGTCTATAAGGTTTTGAATAAAAAACCTTTCAGGCTCTTCGCAATGATTCAATAGAATTACATAATTCGTGTTTCGTGGGTGGAAACATAGGAATCTATAATAATTCACTTTGCCGCAAGAACATTCAATCAGCTTATCATCTATCTTTAGCTTCCTAATGTCTTCAGTATTTAATATAGGTTTCATGATTTAATCCTCCATATTAGGTATTAAATCTTCAATGTAAGCAAATCTATCTATTTCATCCCAAAGACTTTCGATTGTCAGATCAGTGAGGTTATCATATACCTTGGCTTTGCCGTTTTTGAATATAACCAAAGCTGGTTTTTGCGCTTTATACGTTCGATTGTTACTATGCCACACGCTATTTATGCGCCATTCTGCACCAGCTATGAAGTCTTCACTGCAATTACCCTTGCGTAGAACATAATCGTCTGCATCCACTTCTTTGAGAACGTTTCTCCGAAAATATGTTTTACCTATGGAATAATCTTTTGCCACTTTTTCAATATCTTCTCGTTTCATTCTTCAACTCCTTTCTTCAATTTTGCAATAAGAGCATCAGCACCGCTAATGCTCCACCACTGGGCTAACGTTTCGCTACTTGCATCCACACACTGATTATGTGAATTGGCTGAAAATCCTTTCATTAGCTCTTTCGCAATCTCGTATCTGCGTTGTTCCCAGTCTATGGCTTTTTCAAATTCAAGTGCTGTTCCGGGTATTTTTCTACCGTCTTTTGTTATGAATGAACCGCATGAAACCAGCATAGTACCTGAAGGTTCAACATCTATGACCTCGCCGGTAGCCTTTACTTTAGCTTTAAGTTTTTCAGCAGCTCTCATTTGTCTCGTGTGTTCTGCTACACAAGTTTTACACCAGTTAGGATATGATTTGCTGAACTCTGAAATATGTTTAGTCTTTCCACATACTTCACACTTCTTTACTTCTAAATAATCCATATTTATTTTTTATTTGAATTAATGGTTGTTGGCTCATAGTACTTGCATTTGCCTGTTTCCGGATTGTATGCTGGCCATACCCATTGCAAACGTGTATCGGGTGGATCGGGTAAATAGCGTTTGCAACTCTTGCGGATTGAGCAGGTAACGCCCGAACAATAACTATAATCTGTATTCATCGTCATAATGTTTTTAATTAGTTTACTGTTTTCTGAATGACTGCTCATTGCCGAAATTGATGATTAGCATCATTTCACGGAAACGGTCTGCAATTCGTTCGTCGTAATATTCTGCAATTTCTTTTGCCGTAAGATTGGATGAGACCAGCGTACAGAACTGCTCTTCATAGCGAAAAGACAGCATATCCATGGCGGCGGTTACGTAATCGCCATAATGAATGCTTTCTTTCGGTTCGGAGCCGAGTTCGTCGATTGCGAGTATTTCGATTTGGCGCAGCCTTTTGTAGCGTGCCACATCGGAGGTGTTGTCGCGTGTGGGATTGTTATACGCTTTAGCCAGCAAGACGAGTTCTTTAGCCGATACCATCATGTAGCCGCGTATCGGATATGCATCCGCATTGCTGTTATACCCCTCATCAGAGCGCAAGTAGTTTATAAGGTTTTGCAATGCACGCAGAATGGTGGTTTTCCCATTTCCGGCATCGCCACAAAGGAACAATCCGAAAGTGGAGGCTTCCGATGTAATCCAATTGGAAATGTCCCAAAGGTGCTTTTTGTATTGTTCGGTGGCATTAAATTCCCTATGCCTATGAGCAACTTCCACCCGGCACGCTTCATATAGCATAGCGTAAACTTGCTTGGCGGTATATGGCAATCTAAAACGAGTTACCATATGTTTTCTCTTCATCAGATTTGAGAAGATTACCTCTGCGTTGATTTCTGCTTTCGGGTCTAACTTTATCATCTTTTCTTTTATTTTTATCATTTACAATTCTCAACCATGCGTTGAAGTGCTGTTTGGCATCCTGTAAGGAAGAATGCCGGTCTTTCCCGTCTGCCAGGCATTGCACCCGGAAGTCGTCAAGACTGCTGCGCAAAGAGGAAATATTCGTTGCATGAAGCACTTGTAATTGGTCAAGCCAACACTCGTCTTTTTTCAGTTCGGCGATTTCTTCATCGATAGTCATGGAGTAAGGCTCGTATTGCAGTTCGTTTTGCACTGTTGTACTACCTTGTATCGTTTGTGGATTGTCATTCTTTCGTGGCAGTTTTTCAGTTTGTTTGGGCTTTCTTTTCTCGATTAGGTTATAATCCCCAATATAGCAAACACGACGGCACTGTACGCATATACGACTATACCTTTCCTGAATACCTTTAGAAGTCAATACTTTTTCAGCGTCAAACAATTCTTTTGAAAACAACCCCAGTGTCAGGCAGGTTTTGATTACTTCTGATATATATGCCTCCTCAAATCCCGTAAGCTCCGAGCAAATGAAAGGCAACTCTTTATCCCACTTCATATAATACCCACTCTTGTAGATATTGCAGAGCAGCAGAGCATATACCGTTATAGCTTTTCCACCTTGATACTTGATTAGTTTTCTTATTTTAAGGTCGTTAAATATATCTATATCCAGAGGGAAATAGTCAAGACCTTTTTTAAAAGTTCGTGCCATATCTGACTTTTTTAAAATTCATTTCTCAAATAATCATCCACTTCACGAATGAAATCATCCAGCGAAAAGCACAGAACATATTTGTATTCTCCGTTTTCACATATTATCTTTTGCCATTCTTTTTGTGATGGAGATTGATAGCCGCCTTTCTTTTTCATTTCAATGAGCAGCGCACCATAATCACGATTGCTTTTCAACAGAATCAAATCGGATACACCGGCTGTTACGCCCTCAGCTTTCAATTTGCCACCTGTAACAGTATCACGTCTTCCTCCGTTCGGCACAGCAAACAACCGGCCTTTTAACTTCGGATACTTCAAATTGAACCACTTTACGCAAGAGCATTGTATGCGATGTTCCTCATCGTCATATTTTTGCTTCTTTTTTCGTTTCCTTTCCATTTGAAGCATTTCCTCAAGTGTCATTGTCGCTTTGCTTTTCGGGTGTAACAATGGTGTCTTTTCCGGTCTTGTCTACTACAACTTTTTTCCCACCAACGGTTATCGTTGTCCTGCAACCTTCGGGGAGAGATTGTATGAAATTTCGTACAACAGGCGAATTGGCATTTTCACTGATGGTATCCGTAATGGACTCATCTGCGGCATATGGATAGACATCCATAATGGCAGTTTCCGCTACCGATGCAATTTGATAGTCGGCCATTGTGCCTTTCATACCCTCATCCAGTTTATTTACTGCATCACGCAAGTCGGCTGCTTGTACCAGTACGTTGGTAGCTGTCTTTTTTTCTGCTCCACTTTTTTCATCTAAGGTAATGAAATATAGCTTGCACTTGAACCAGCGGTCAGCACTGTCTTCCTCACAGGGAAAGAGCTCGCTATAGTTGGCACGTTTAATGTCGGAAACTGTAAACTCACCGGAAATAAAGGGTGTCATTTCTTCAATGATGCGTGCTTCCGCTTCCGTGAAGCTGAGCGCGTCAACCAGATAGGGTTCTGTTACTTTCTTGTTCATTCCGTTATCCATTGTCTTTTCATAACGGATTTTACATTCAAACCACGTGTGCATCATGAGTTCATTTTTTCTTTGAGTTGTTTACTGACTACAAGTTTTACTGTTCGTCTTGCCGGAATGATTACCGTTGTTCTCTTGTAGATATTACGGGCTTTCCTTTCTTTTGTGATATAAGTCTTGATAGTGCCAAAACCACGTATATAGACACTTTCACCTTTACAAAGTGCTTTCTCAATAGCATCAAAAGCACAATCTACGGCTTGAATAGCCTGTGAGCGACTAATAGTCGTATTGTTGATAACATGTTCAACGATCTCAATTTTTCTCATTGTTTTTATTTTTATTAAAATGATAGATCACTATTGTTTGGCCTACAATTCTCTGTTTTGTATTGAGTATTTTCAACTGATTTTTTCATTATGATTCTTGATTTAAATCCGCAGATAGAAGTAGGATGATGGCTGCAATGGCAAAACTCATTCCTAAAATGGCATACGTATATGCTTTAGAGGATTTGGATTCTAAAGCAAAATGAAAGTTAACAGCAAAAATGATGATATTCAAAACAATAAATATTATATCAAAATAGATTCTCATATTACTTTATTTACTGGTTACTATTATTTTTCCTCATAATCACAAATGCTAATAGGGATTCTTGTTAAATGTTAACGAAAGCCCATTTGTAGCGGCTGTTATTTCTATCTCTGGATATAATCTTTCTATTCCATGGATAAACTCCGTAGCATTGCTGTTATTGTCGGACAGATGCAGGAGTAGAATGTTGCATACTTGAGACAGGTCATTGGCTTGCAATGTGAGGAGACAGTTATCATAGGACATGTGCGACTTAATGGTGCGTTCGTAGCGTTTCTTGTCAATGCGCCCGGCAGTGAAATTTGCATCAAGAATTTCCTTGCTATAATTGCACTCCAACATTACATTGTTAAGACCGGGAAATTTGTATTTTAGGAAATAGGTGTCTGTGGCAAACAGCACTGTTCCGCACTCTTCATGACGGATGAGGTATCCGTAAGGTTCCGCAGCATCATGTTGTACTGGGAACGGTATCACTCTAAATCCATTTATCACAACTTGTTCGAATGGTAACAGCCCTTTTGCCCAATAGCTGGAAGAGAAACCAAGCGCATGTTTTGTGCCTTGACTCATATAGCAAGGTATGCAGGCGTTTATAAAATCGCCCACACATTTGGCATGGTCGCCATGCTCATGGCTGACGATACAACCAACAATGCTGTTTAGATTGAAGTCAAGAACCTTTTTTACTTTGTTGAACTTAACTCCGGCTTCCACTGCAAGTACCTCACCAGTCTTTTCAGACTGGAAGAGGTAACAGTTGCCTGATGATGAAGAACCTAACACATGAAGTTTCATTTCAAATAGGATTAATAGCCCGGTCCATCATCCTCGGTTGAGGCTTGGTTTTCGGTACTTGTTTCACCTTGGGTCTCTTTAATTTCTCCTGTTTCAGGGTCAACACCTGCCGGAACTTCATTGGAAACCGGAGCTACTGCATCATCAAAACTGATAGTGCCTTTGTTGGCTTGCGTGGAAATTTCTTTCGCAACCTGTTCTGTAACATCGACATAATCGGCGTCCTCTACATTTTCTTCAACGGTACGCATACCCATTGACAGTTCCGGTGAGTATGTAGAGCACCAGAACGAGGCGGCACGGTAACGTAACATCTGTTCGGGCATAGTACGCCACTTGCTGCCGTTTTTGCTATACCAACCCTCATCAATCGCCATTTGTATGGTAACGGCTGTACCACGTAAGGCAAGTGGTGATTTTGATGTAACCGGTTTTCCGTTCTCATCATGCGTAACACCTTTAGGAGTAGTCCATGCCACACACTTGACATTTGCCACACCGTTATTGCAAACTCCATTTGATGTCAATTCAAACTTCAGTGGTTCAAAGCGTCCACAAGTATTGATAGTGGCAATTAGGAACTTGGACGACCAAGATGGGCGACCATATACAATGTACAAGTTCTGCATTACCATAAGAGGGGATGCTCCAATGCGTGTGGCCACATCGAATGCGATTACGCAGTTGGCTACTGCTTCGGCTTCAGAGACCGTTTTTTTAGGTCCTTCTCCGGTCTTACCGCCAACAACACCGCCAATGCGGTAACTTTCGGGTACAAGACTGGAATTGGCAAACATGGTGGAGAAACGGTTGAGCGTTTCAATGGTTGTCGGGTCAAAGAAGTTGATGCCAGCAGGAACGTTACTTTGATGTGTAACCGGTGTGATTTGTCTTTCGTTCATAATTCTAATAATTAAAGATTTAACTATTTATTTTACTGTTAGTTGACTGTCTGTTGTAACCTGCAAGAATATCATTTGTGCGTTGGAAGCAATGAATGTATTCACGCTTTCGGCACGGTCAATGAACATTGGAGCATAGACTTCGTAATGCCTTGCCAATGTGTTGGTGATGTCAATACCTGCGTTCACTTGCTTTGCTGTATTGCACGTACCATAGGACACACCATCAATTATAGGAATACATACTTCGTATTCGTTTCCGTCAAGAGTGGTATCGAAAAGTTTCCAGTGTACCATGCCAAACAGCGAGTTCAAACGGCTCTCACAATCATCAATGCGAGCTTTGGCAAACTTAGCAGCTATATATTCACGTTTCTCTATGTCGGCTATCTTCTGTGCGAGTTCACGACCTTCCTTTTCAAGACGCTCTATTTCTTTATCATAGTTGGCGATAATGGTACGGTTGTTTAGTTGGATTTCCAAGTTCTTGATAGCAGATTTCACCAACTCGGCACGTTCGGACAGTTCGGTATCTGTCTGAGTATATGTGATATTTGCTATTTCTTTTTCTATCTCATCCAAACGTTTCAGGTTTGCTGCATACGCAGGCAGCTCGTTTTCGTTGATGGCGGACGGTGCTGCTTTCGGGGTGGATTTCAGACGATCATACAGCCCTGCAATACATTCGTCAATGGCAGTAATCTTTTTGGAATGCTCTACAAGTTCTTCATTACGCCTGTTTAATTCCTCTCGGTATGATTCGACTTGTGTCGACAGGGATTTTCCACGTGATTGATTCTCTTTGAGCCTGTTTTGTTTATATTCTTCAAACTTTTGGAGAGCGTCTTGTATCATATTGTCGGGTAAAGGCTGACCGCAATGAGGACAGATATTATCACCGGTGTACTGTGTGGCACGAATGGATGCCCATTCGGAACGTAATTCTTCAAGTCTGCTTGTTGTTCCAGTTATTTCTTCGTTCAAATACTTGATGCGTTCTTTTGCACGGGTAATGTCTATATTGCAATCCGATCGTTCGGAATGAATATTCTTCAACTCTTTCTCGATTTCATTACGTGTTTCGTTCTGCTTATCGGCTTCCTCCTGACGACTTCTCCTTTCTGCGGCAAGAATATCCTTCTGTTGCTGTTCGATTTGCCGTTTTTCACGGTTCAGCGCAGCTTTTTTATCGATGGCAGATTGCTTGCGAGCATCCTCAGAATGCAGAAGTTCGTTTATTTCTTCCAGCTCTTTCTTTTTGTCGGTGAGCATTTCTTCCAATGAGTTCCAATCCTCGGCTTCTGGTTTCATCTTGTCCGTTTGGTCGATACGTGGCTTGATTTCATCCGCTTGCATTTTTAGACGTTTTTTCTCTGCGGCAATCTGCCGACGATAATCCGCCAATGATTTGCCACTCAACATGTCTACGAGAGCGGTAAATTCTGCATTTCCCTGCGCCAATTCGTTGTCTGTTTTGGCTCCGGCAATGGACATTAACACTTCACGTTGAACATCTTGTTTTAACGATAGGAAATACTCGGTATTGGTTAGCATCTTGAAAAGGTTCTCATCAATGATTTCGGCATTTATCCGTTCCTTATACTCATTGACACGAACAGGTACGCCGTCCCATGTGCATTCGGTGACATTCCCCTTGAACACTTCCTCTACTTGTCCACGAGGTTTGACCCATTGCTCCTTATACTCTCGTTTGATGGTAATTTCCGTTCCATCAACGACTAATGTTCCCTCTACGGAGCATTCACAATGCTGTAGGGGATTGCCCTTTTCGTCTGTGGTGCGCAAGTTGAAGTCTTTACGGTCTTTGCCGTCCTTGCCGAAAAGCAGCCAACAGAACGCATCCATGTGCCTGGACTTGCCGAGACCGTTACGACCACAGATACGTGTAACAGTGCCATCTGTATGGAACTGTGTTGTCCTTTCTTTTTCTCCACGCCAGTTGCGAAGCGTGATTGATTTTAGCTGAATTGCTTTCATCTACTTTGATTTTTAATAGTGAAAAAATAGTGGGAGGAACAGGATTTGAACCTGTGTCCTGCTGCATCTTGGCCATTTGGGTACGTACCGCCGCTCTATCCGCTGAGCTATCCTCCCTTATCATTTGAAATAGTCTTGTTGTAACCTTTGTAGTGTACGCAGTTCGATTGTGCGGTATTCAACTTTGCCCGGACGCTTGCAGGGGGTTATTTTACCCTGCTTGCGCCATCTATCCACATTGCCACGCCCAAACATAGCGTATGCTTTTCGCTGGCTGACCATTTCGGGGTCATTGTGTGTATCGGCAAGCATACGGACTACAGAGGACGCTACATCGCGGACGAAAGTGTCATAAGTTACGGATTTATCGGGAAAATCAATAGTGAGCATAGGATTACGGATTAAAGTGAATACTCTGCACGATAATTTTCATCGGTTTTAATGAAATATGTAAGCACTTTTATTAGGGAACGTTTAGAACCGGGCTTGGCAATAGAGTCAACCAGACTTTCTCTCTTTTGCTTGTCTGTAGCAATAAAGATGTAGCCCACGTGTCTTGCTTCCGGTTTAAGAGGCTTGATTTGAGAATTTAATTTTTTGAAATTGATAGACATGATATTGTAAGTTAAGAGGTTATTCGTTTTCATTTTGAAACTCCATCCATGATATACGTACCAGTTTCCATGTGAGAAAGATGAATACAGCTGATACAAGATAGCCAATGAACGATGCGATGTTTCCAAGTATGATATGTGCCACAATGCTGACAACCACCGCAAAAAGCATGATGCAGGATAGTATCAGTTGTGAAATATTTACAAATTTGTTCATGATGATTACAAATTACGATATTCTGATTACTGTTATGATACGCTTTTCTCGGTCCGTTTCTGTCTGGTACTTACGATTCAGGATAAGTCCGAGGTCGGAAGCCTGAGCACGGACGCTCTTAGTCTTTTCAATGGGGAAAGTAACCGCTTTACCTACTTCCAAATCCGTTAAAGTTGGACGTACTTTTACTTGATTTTCTGCCATTATATTTGTTTTTTATGGGTTATTGTTTAACTTTATAGTGCAAAGCTAACATATTTATTCGTGGCGAACAAATATTTTCGTCATAAAATTTAGTGTATGCGAAATTAAATATTAGTCGACTAATTCAAGTTCCTGTAAATCATGAATTTAGAAATTGTTAGAAAATTGAGCGAAAACAGAGGTGGTGGATTAAAGAAACTTGCTGCTGATGTTGGAATGAGCGAACAAAATCTACATAGATGCATTAGAAACAATAAGATTCAAGCGGCAGACTTAGAGAAGATTGCTTTTCTATTAAAAGCTGACATACGAATTTTTTTTGATGATGAAGTATCAAGACTATCAAATAATACAGTTGAAACAAACGGCGATTTTAGTCCTGCTTCGATGATGGGTAACGTGTCTGTAGGCACAGATGCTATTCTTGTAGAACGAGTGAAGCATTTGGAAGAATTGTTGGCTGAAAAGGAGAGGTTGATTAAGGTTTATGAAAAGTTAGTAGAGGGAAAAAAATGAGATATATAGTTGGAATAATATGTCTTATTACTTCTTTACTGTTATGTGCTTGCAGTGAAGATGACGAGAAAGGCGCTGAACGCTATTCGGGTGTATTTTTGAGTATGGAGGCTATAGATGCTATTACTCCGGAAGATTCTTTTTCTGATGTCATATTGCATAATGTTGAGTTTGAAAAAGTGGAAGTAGGAAAAGGAGAGCCTATAGAAGCTGGTGATTACACTGTGAAGACAGAAACTACTTACAACTTAATCATGCGAGAATCCGAAGCTGATCTGTATATAAAAACAGAAAAAAGAACAGATAAAATGTTTGAGGCAACTTGTGTATATAAATATGTTTTTAAGCAGGGAACTTACGGAGTGATTGAAGTATCAGAAAATGCTATTACGGTCAACGGATATCCATATTGTAAACTTCAAAAATTTACACTAATACGTACTGAGCCAATTGGAGAAAAATATTCCAAACAAGATACAGAGACAGAAAATTACAAGGGAGTATTCTCCTGCAAAAGCAATGGTAGAAGCATAACTTTGTCAAATAGTGATTATATGTTTGAAGCCGCGCTTGATGGTAACGAATGTAGGTTAACAGAATTATCTCCTGAACATAAAAATATCGGCACATTAGAAAAGCAATGA